AGAACATCGCCCTTTCGGGAATGAAGTTCTCACGTGCTGCGAAACACCTTAAGAGTGCTAGATGGGGTATCTTCACTGAGGAAATTTTCCTTGTGGAGAATGTCCCGGTTCGCCGTCGGAGAGTCCCGTCTCACCCGTCATCGCTGGAGAATGTAAAGGTTACACTCAAACGTACTGACTTCCCCGAAGGGTCGTACGCGAGAGCCGCCTTCGCTGGTCTCCTTGCTGCGAAGGACAAGGAAAGGGTCATGGATTCTCGTCGGTATCTTGCGATTCCCGACCATTATCCTGTTCCCTTTAACACGTCCTCCACAGCAGTGACGTTCCAGGTGAAACGTATGCAGGCCACACACGGGCTTCGGTTCGCACGCAGATCTGACGCCTTTCCCCTTAGGGGGGTCGTCTCTGTCCCGGGTCATGACCCTGAAGGCAGAGAAGTCCCTTGGTGGGCAGTCATAGGTCCTGCTGTGCGTTCCGTCGCCGAGAAGCACCCGAAGTCATGGGGAACTGTAAGGCGTGTGGCCCTCCGTTGCCACCCAGGAATTGTATCCTGGGCGTGTAAACGGGGGTTTGCGCCCTATGTCCCTCGAGAATTCGGAGGCTTCTCGCTGCCGCCCCCGAAGCCCTGGAGTGCTACAAAAGCGAAACGCGTGGTACCCGCATGGTTAAGGAAGGGCCTTATGACCTCGTTGTATGGGAATTCAAACCCAGACGACTATGGTCAATTGGCCCGTCCTTGGACCATGCTGCGCGCTGGATCCTGGAGAGAACTTGCCGACGGTGACGTCGGTGATCTCTTCGGACACAGCTACCGCGTGCTCCGTTTGCAGGACGATGGTCAACTACCTAACCAGAAGGAAAGTGCCTATCCGCGACTCATTGGGGTTACCCCCGACGAGTTGCGCGAAAAGGCCGTCTTGACGCGCTCAGCGGAGTACACCTTAATGTTAGGTGTCTCTGGAGCTGAACGTTTCAAGGTTCCTCCTGCGAAGGTGGCTGCCGGTGTCCGCAAACGGGCGAAGAAGCTCGGTCTTAAGTGGCCCGGAGCTCGTCTCGGCAGTGTCAAAACTGTCGCAGACTTGCTCCGTACCTATTCTGACCGAGAATCCTCGCTCGTAATTGTAGCGGTTCCAGAGAACTGGGAACAGTCTCGGAGCGGACCAGGCGGTCCCATACCCTCACGGGTATGGGGCCGCCATAAGGCCCAACGCGTGATTGCTCACGCATTGGGGTGGGAAGGACTGTCTCCTCCTCCACCTAGCAAGCCCTCACGGGTGCCGGCACAAACGCCTGTTCCTAAGGTAAAACTTAGAAGACAGCGTGTTGCTGGCCCGTTCCGTGGCTTTCTCCCCCATTGGCTCCGCAGAGGCCATGGCCCGAATTTAGGTTCGGGTCAGGCCAAAGCACGCCAGCGAGAGGAGAG